CGGAGCCACAAGGTCGTTCAGCACTTAATCACCGGCGCCGAGGTGCTCGAAACAACGGAATGGGTCGGACGATATATCCCAATCGTCCCGGTCTACGGCGATGAGGTGAACGTGGAAGGGCGGCGATATTTCCAGAGTCTGATCCACTTCGCGAAAGACAGCCAGAGGATGTATAACTACTGGCGCACGGCAGCGACGGAACTAGTGGCCCTTGCTCCAAAAGCGCCGTTTATCGGGCCAGAGGGCGCGTTTGACGACGATCCCCGCTGGGCGACGGCTAACACTCAGAGCCACGCGTACCTTGAATATTCGGGCCAGATACCGCCCCAGCGTCAGCCATTTGCTGGCGTCCCCGCCGGGGCGTTGCAGGAAGCGTTGAACGCCAGCGACGATATGAAAAACACGATGGGTCTTTACGATGCCAGCCTGGGCGCCCGGTCGAATGAAACGTCCGGCGTGGCGATCAAAGCCCGGCAGCGTGAAGGCGATATTTCGACCTTCCATTTTCAGGACAACATGACGCGGGCTATTCGTCATGGCGGTCTGATCGTGCTGGACCTGATCCCGCATATTTACTCTGAACCGCGAATAATGCGGATTATGGGCGAGGATGAAACGCCAGAGAACGTGCCGATCAACCAGCCCATCCCGCAGATGATTCAAGGCCAACCGCAACTCGACGAGCAGGGCCAGCCCGTGACCAAGGCTTATGACCTGACGGTGGGCAAATACGATGTCACGGTCAAGGCCGGGCCATCGTTCACCACGCGCCGCGAGGAAGCCGCCAACCAGATGATTGAAATGGTGCGGGCGTTCCCCCAGGCCGCGCCGATAATGGGCGACATTCTGGCCGACAGCTTGGACTGGCCGCGAGCCGATGAAATTGCCAAGCGGCTCAAGACGCTGCTGCCGCCCAACCTACAGGGCGAGGAAGATGGCCCCGATCCGCAGGTGTTAGCCATGCAACAGCAAATGCAGGAAGGGCTGAAAGCTTATCAACAGATGGGCCAGGAGCTTGAAGCCCTCAAGGCCAGCAAGGCTATTGAGGCCGAGAAACTAAAAATCGACCAGATGAAAGCCCAGGCCGACGTTGCTAAGGTGGATATTGAAAAATTCAAGGCGGAGACTGACCGGTTTGCCGCCGAGGCCGAGGCACGGAAGGATATTGCCGAGGCGAAGCAGCGTGAGTTTGATGCTCTGGCTAAAATGAACCAACCGCCGGAGCCAATGCAGGAACGGCGAGTCGAGGTTGCACGGGATAACCTGGGCAACGCGCAGATGACCGAGACGGAGGTTTATTGAAGTGGTGGACAGGCGGGCCGGGTTTGTGCTAGGGAACTTTCTTAGCATTGGTGTATCGGCTGAAACACGCAGCCGCTACAAGCCCGCGATACTGGGCCAGCGCACACCAAAACAGCCGTCGCCGCAGAGTAATGGGCCTGGAAACAGGCTCGCCGCGATGAGTTCGCTCATCAATCTGTAACTATGAAAGGGAGCCCCACAGATGTCAGACACGGATAATTTCGCTGATGAGGCGGAACCCGTTGAAGCCGCCGACGATGATGCGCCCGAGAAATCGGACAACGCGGATGATGCGGAAGCTGAAAATGACGCCGCTGGAGAAGCGGCAGGAGGCGATGCGGATGAGGAAGCCGGTGACGGTGACCCCGAGTTCGTGACCGTCGAATTCGATGGGGTGGAGTACGAGGTTCCCGCTGCGCTGAAAGACGGCGTGTTAATGCGGGGTGATTACACTCAAAAAACCCAGACGCTCGCAGCGGAACGCAAGCAATTTGAGGCCCAGGCGCAGCATATGCAACGCTCCGCCCAGATCCGCGAAGCGCAGTTTCAGGATGCTGCGGGCATTCATGCAATGGACCAGCAACTCGCCCAATATGATCAAGTTGATTGGATGGAACTGGCGGACGCAGACCCGGTGGAGGCGCAGAAGCTTTCGCTACAACGCGATGAATTACGGCGACATCGTGATCAAGCAAACGCCGCATTGGCTCAGAAAACCGAGCAACTTAACATCGGCCAGCGGGAATACGCCGCCAAGGAAGGTGCGAGAATTCGTTCGGAACTGCAAGCTAAACATTCCGACTGGAATGATGAACTGGAAGAGGAAATGGCGCAGTACGCCATTAGCAAGGGTGTTCCAGAGCAGCAAATTCGGACGACGATGGACAAGCCGTCGCTCGAAATTCTACGGGACGCACATTCCTGGCATCAACATCAGGCGAAACTCGCGAACAAGACTACCCGCAAAACCAAGGCGCAACCGGCCAAGCCCGCCGTCAAGGTCAAAGGCAGCCGACAGGGCGCCAGGAAAAACCCCGACGATATGACGCCGGAGGAATGGGTGGATTGGCGTGAGAAAGGCATCCAGAAACGGTTCGCGGCACGCAGCCCGTGACCGATCATCAACCCTAATCGGAAGACCACATCATGGCTAATTCTATTCTCACGCCGACCGCTGTCACGCGGGAGGCATTACGAATCCTTCACCAGCAGCTTCGGTTTGTCGGTTCGATCAACCGTCAGTATGACGACAGCTATGCCAAAAGCGGTGCGAAAATTGGCGACAGCCTGAAAATTCGCACCCCAACTCAGTTCACTGTTCGGAGCGGAGCCTCTTTATCAGCTCAGGACATCACCGAAACGTCGGTCACCATGCAGGTCGCTACGCAGAAGGGCGTGGACATCAATTTCACTTCGGCGGAATTGACGATGGAAATGGATGATTTCAGCGAGCGGTTGCTGAAACCGGCCATGTCGGTCCTGGCGGCGAATATTGAGAACGACGCCATCGGGATGTACAAGCAGGTGTATCAGGAGGTGAGTGACGTTGGTGCGACTATCACTGCCTCCGATGTTTTGGAATCATCGAAGGTTTTGACGGACAGCCTGGCCCCTTACGACAGCCGGGCGTTGCTCCTGAATACCCAGATGACGGTGGACTTAGTTGATGCGCTCAAGGGACTCTTCAACGACCAGAGCAAGGTCAGCAAAAACTACCGTGAGGGCAGAATTGCGTCCAACTCGCTTGGTTTTCAGTCGATTTCTGAATCGACTTTGCTTCCGACCCACACGACTGGGAGCGATGACGGCACTGGTGATTATCTAGTCAACGACGCTGGCACCATTGCCGAGGGGTCGGTGTCTATCGCGGTGGACACTGGCGCCGGAACCTGGAAAGAGGGCGATATCTTCTATTTCGCTTCTGTTAACAGCGTGCATCCTGAGACCAAGGCATCGACCGGCAAGCTTCAGCCGTTCACTTGCACCAACGATGAGGGCTCTTCGACAGTGTTGATTGAGTTCACACCGGCGTTGTATTCCTCCGGTGCGCGGCAGAATGTCGATGCGATGCCAGCCAACAACGCGGCGCTCAGTAAGCTGGAAAGCGACCGCAGCACGGCTATCGCTGCATCTGCCGATTACGCCGTGTCGCTGGCGTATCACAAGGATGCGTTCGCGTTTGCGACTGCCGACCTCATCAAGCCCAGCGGCGTTGACTTCTGTTCGCGTCAGGTGCTTGACGGGATCAGCATGAGAATTGTGAGAGACTATGACATCTCGAACGACAAATTCCCCTGCCGCATTGATGTGCTTTATGGCTACAAAGCCATTCGGCCTCAGTTGGCTTGCCGTATCGGAATGAACTAACCGAGGTATATCGGTAATTGGGGGGGCGGGGTTGTGTAACCCCGCCCCATCAACCCTCACAAGCGGGGAGATATCAATGCGAATTTTCAAGGGTGTTGGCACTCCGGTTGGCAAAATTAAGGTAGCTAATATCGACGGCAAAGCCAAAATTCCCAACGGCTGGCATGACACCAAGGCTGCGGCGTGGGGTATAGCGGAAAAGCCAAAGAAGCGGGCGGGTAAGAAGGCTACCAAATGACGATCCCAACGACCTACACCAACCTGCAAACGGCTGTTGCGGCGGATCTAGCACGGTCTGACCTGACGGCTGAATTGCCGAATTTCATCAACCGTGGCGAGGCGATTCTGAACCGCCGTTTGCGGTTGCTGATAATGGAAACGTCGGCTAGTTCTACGCTGTCGAGTGGGTCGGAAACTATGTCCCTGCCGACCGGTTTTCTGGAACACATTAACCTGCGATATTCGACAGACAACCAGATGCCCACTCAAGTCGCCTGGGATGATCTGGACGCGCTGAAATCGACTTCATCCGGCAGACCGATGATCTACGCTATCGGCTCAAGCGTTGAGTTCGACCGGGCGGCTGACCAGAATTACACAATCAAACACCGCTACCACAAGCGGTGGGACATTGCCACCGATAGCACCAACACGCTGTTGACCAATGAGCCGGATATTTATCTTCATGCCTCGCTGGTCGGGTCAATTCCCAGGACCGGAATGTCGCCACGGGCGCAGACTTGGATCGATATGCTTGAAGAAGGCATCCGCGAGATTAAGCGGGTGGACGGGAGAACTCGACGCCAGCGGGTGCAGCGGGTAGATGGCGCGTTGGTTCAGACACGGCGATTTGACATCAATAGAGGGTATTAGCGATGCCAAAAAATAAGCAGCAAACCGTAATAGGCGTTGTGCCCGGCAAAAGGAGCGTTAGCGAACGTCTAAGGGTCCGAAGAAAAATGGATGCGGCTATTCGTGCGGGTGGGAGTCCTTCGGCAGCGGCCTTAAAAGCATTAACACCATCCAAGCGAAAAAAATAAATGGCGATGGTGCCATTTGGGCAGTGGCTGCCCGACCAGTCAGACTACCAGTCGCCGGGTGCGACTGTGGCGAAGAACATCATCCCTCGCACAGCGTCCAGCTATGGGCCGCTGGGAACCCTCACGGCAGTCAGCGCGGTGGTTCCCAACCGGCCCCAGGGGGCTGGAGCGTTTCGGGATAATGACGGGGTCGTTTATAATTTCTGCGGGGATGTCAACGATCTCTACCAATACAGCGCGTCGGGTGCCAGTTGGAGCGAGATATCCAGTTCAACTGGCGCATATACGGTAGCCGCCGAGGACACTGTTGAGTTCGTCAAATATGGCGAAACTGTGATCTGTTGCAACGGTCACACCGACGCCATACAGAATTTTGTCATGGGGACGGACAGCACATTCAGCACCCTTGCAGCCGCCGCGCCCAAGGCGAAGCATCTGGCCGTCATCGGTAATTTTGTCATGGCTGGCAATACGTCAGACGCGGGCGACGGTGCGGTCGGCAACCGCATCTGGTGGTGTGCGATTGATAACCCTACATCGTGGCCTACGATAGCGACAGCCGCCGCAGCGGCGGTGCAGTCGGATCGTTTGGACATTCCCATAGGAGGTCATGTCCAGGCGCTTACAGGGGCAATTGGCGGGCTTGACGGGGCAGTTTTCTGCGAGCGGGCAATCCACAGGCTCCAATATCAGGGACCGCCAGCACCCTTTGGTCGATATGTTGTAGATCAATCTCGGGGCACCCCGGCGCCGAATTCTGTGGTGAATATCGGCACCAATGCGTTTTTCCTCGCTGAGGACGGATTCTATTCTTTCACCGGTTCAGGCTCCATCCCCGTAGGTGCCGAGCGGGTCAATAAATGGTTCTATAATCAGCTAAATGACGCCCACTACCATCGCATTTACGGAGCTGCCGACCCGATCAACCATCTAGTTTTCTGGCTCTTTCCCGGTTCCGGTTCCAGCGGGACGCCAAACCGGATCGTCATGTACAACTGGGCGGTTGACCGGTGGAGTTACGCAGAAGTAACTGCGGAAATGCTTTTTTCCGACCTAACAAGCGGCTACACGATGGAGGAACTGGACGCCATAACCACCAGCATGGAGACCCTTCCATTCAGTTTAGACAGTCGTATTTGGATGCTCGGTAAACTGGCCCTTTCGGCTTTCGACACAGATAATAAGTTGGCCCGGTTTACCGGGACTGCGATGGCGGCGACCGTCGAGACAGCCGAGACTGGCGGGCCTGGCCTGACCCTGGTGAACGGGGTGCGGCCCTATGTTGACGGCGGGACTGTGACGGTCGGCCTGAAACACCGCCTTCTGCCGACCGGGACGGAAACCCTCGTTGGCCCGAATGCTATAGACGCGAATGGGCAAGCGAATTTCACGGTCAATGACCGCTATCACCGGGCGCAGGTGGTTGTGGCGGCTGGCGGGACTTGGACCCACGCCCAGGGTGTTGAGTATGACGCGGCGCCGGAGGGGATCGTGTAATGGCTACATGGCTTCCCCCTAAACTGACGCCAGCCCAAGTGGCTAAGGCCAAGGGGTTGTTGGCGCAGATGGAAGCTGACCGCTATAGCTTTTCGACCCCGTTGCTTGCCCCTGGACCCACCAACGAAGACCGCACCCTAAGTGCCTTTGAGCAAACCGCCCAGCCGGGCGACACGCTCTACCTTAGCGATACCGGGACAGCCAAAGACCCTGATATAGTCGGCGCCTATGAGATGCCTTGGGTTGGGCGCACATGGCGTCAAAAGATGGGCGTTCCTGAATTCCACCCCGCCGACGCTGTGCCGGTGGTTGGCGGGTTGATGCAAGCCGTTGACGTTGTTGACGCAACGCTGCGTGACGACCCGAATTATGGCGTTGAAAAGGCCACGTTGCCGCTTTCGTTCCTCGCCCCTGCGGGCAAACTGGGGCTGTTGGGCGGCAAGGCGTTATCGGGTTTGATGCTTCCGGCTATGGTCAAAGCCTATCACGGTAGCCGCCACGCCCGCGCACCCGAGGAATGGGCACCCGGCAGGGCGTTCAAGGACGAGAACATTCTGTCTGGTGAAGGCGGCAACGCCTTCGGCTGGGGGCATTATCTCGCGGAGCACAAGGACACCGGCAAGACGTACATGACGGCTGGCCCTCCTGGCGACGATCTTGTTGTGCGTGTCCCTGGGGGGGCGGTAATTCGTGGCGAAGCAATAGATGATGTCGGCCTAACCGCCACCAAGTATCTGGGCATTGGGCGTCAAGCAGCGGGGCAGTTCCCTCACAATACCGCGCACTGGGCCAAGCAGCGCGCAGCGGCGGACGGTGAAGGCGATGCCGTGCTGGCCCGTATTGATGAATGGGCTGATGCCAAAATTGGATACGAGAAAAACCCCGGCAACCTCTACCGCGTAGAAGGTGACTTTGACGAAGTTGACCTTCTGGACTGGGACAAGCCGCTGAGTGAGCAGCCCGAGAAGGTGCGGGCGGCGCTTGATCCGTTTGTCGCTAAGGTACGCGCCGCTGACCGGCAGCAATTACTCGCGGAACCCGCTGCAACAAGTTCTGGGGGCGCGGCTTGGTCCGACGACTTGGACGCCATTTACCGCGAACTTGGCCCCGTGTCTGGCCCCGTGTCTGGTGCGCGGCTTACAGCACGGGAAGAGGCGGCTGTCGAAGACTTGCTGGAACTAAAATGGGGCGAGGATAAAAAGGGTCAAGGGCTATATAAAGAACTTGTGGGCCTGCACGGCAGCAAAGAAGCCGCGAGCCGCGCCCTGAACGAAGCGGGCATCCCCGGCATACGCTACGACGACGCCATGAGCCGGGGCGAAAAGTACAGTGTCAAACTCAGCACTTCCAAAGGGCCATACGCTGACACCGCTTTCTCGACTAAGGAACAGGCGGCGGCATATGCCAAGGAAAAGGAAGCCGAAGGGTTCATAACGGAAACCGTTGACGAAGGCACCAGCAATTACGTCATATTCGACCGCAAGCTGCTGAAGATAGTTGGCGAGGGCGAGGACGCTGCATTCAAGGGCGGGCAGGTAGACAAGGGTCTGCTACAACCCTACGCGCCTGAAGTTCTACAGCGCGCCGCAGACGGTCGCCCCATGAGGCGGGCGCCCATGAACCCGGCGGCGGGCGACAACATCCTGGCGGCGGCTGAAGCGAAGGTAGACCAGGGCCTTCTAGGCGGCGCCCCAGCCTCCATGGTCCCAACCCCAACCCGGCCACTGATGACGGAGCCGGCGGCTGGTTCAACCAAGTCCGCTGCTGATGAATTTGCTTCTCGCGTTAGGGCAATGGGGCCAGAGTATGAAGCTGTCATTGATGTTGATAGAGGGGGCAGTGTTTATGTTCGGGTTCTTCAGTATCCCCTCAAGAAAGACGGCACCAGGGCCAAGGGGCGGTCGGGTCAACCAGTGAAGTTCAAGGCCCGGTTCTCAGACCATGGTAGCTATTGGGGCAACAACATATCTGTTGACCCTGTGTCGGGGAATACGGTTGATGATGTTGAGAATGTCCTCCGGTATCATCTGACCGGCGAGGGGGATGCTCCGGTGGTTGGGGTGTCTTCAATTGATCCTACAGACGGCTCTCAGTTGGTGGGGACATCAGCATATAACCGAGACTATGCCCGCAATGGGGTCAATCCTCTCTCATATGACCCTCAGAAGATGACCCCATCGCCGATGGCGCTGGCGGCTGAAGCGAAGCTAGACACCGGTCTGCTAGGCGGCACCCCAGACACCGGCTTGCTGGGGGGGCGGAAGGCGGCGGACGCTAGAGCCACGGAAATGGGGTTTGACCTTGACGCCCCGCAATATCACCAGACGACCACCAAGGCGGCAAAGGCTATCGGTAAGGAAGGATTTGACCCGTCCATAGTGGCTGGCAGGGCATGGGACGAAATCATGCCTGACGGGGTGTTTTTGAAACCCACCGATGAAACGCTGCCGCTTATCAACCCAGGTCAGAAACAGACGCAAATGCCCTTGGTCACGCGGGCGCAGAATGTTGTTGAATTTGAGAACCGTGAAGAATTGACCGACTTCCTATATAGCCACGAGAGTTGGGCGGCACTAGCTGACAAACAGGATGGGCTGATGGACGTTGCGCCGTCGATCATGGAAGGAATTGCCGCTGATGAAACAGGAGAAAGGGCAATTTCCATCCTAACGGAACTGGGCGGGATGCCGAAGGCCGACGCGGTGGCATTGCGGGAGAACGGTGGCCCCGCTGCCTTGTCATCCGCTGTTGAGGGACTTTTGAACCATATGCGGGCGGCGGGCGCTGCCGATATGCGGGCTGAAGCGACGGAAATATTCAGGATCAATGGCGTGGGTGGGGTCAAGGTCATTGAAGACTGGGGCGGCGATATTGGCGAAGAAGCTATGA